GTGGTTTCAGCTATCTACCTCCTCAATAAATAAACACAATTCCTTGATTTTTTCTTCCGCTTCTTCAAAATACATATTGCCAATAAATTGATGATACAACCATAAGCTTACCAGCTTATCTTTAGTTAAATTTCCAGCAATTTTTATTGAACCAACTTTTTCACCAAAAACATTTTTTATAATATAATCTGGGTTTTTTGGTTCTTTAAAAGTTAAACGGTGTATTCTATCATAATTTATTGATAAGGTACAATAATTACGATATGATAATCTACTGTCATGCATCTTATTCAAAATATCTGCTTTTAACTGTTCTAATTTGCAAGCTGGTGTTTCCCAGCTTGCTTTATTCACTTTTTCATTGATTTCTTTTAAAGTCATCATTTATTTTTCCTCCTTATAAGCAAAATGCTTTCATTTCATAATCTGCTTTTGAATAATCATTATTGAAAATGGCTGTTACTGCATTTTTAATCATTGTACATAAGCAACTTTCATAATGATTTTTCATGTAGTCATAATCTCCAATGTGATTTACATGATAATACATATCACTGATATTTTCTTCGGTTACGTTTGGTAGTTTTCCCTCCTTATATGCTCTGTAAATAACTCCAGCTTGTTTTCTAGTTGCCATTTTCTCACCTCCTTGATGTCTCTTCTTTAACTATCTTTATTATAACATAAATTGCAGAAAATGCAATACTTTTTTCGCATTTTCTGCAATTATTTTATAATATTAAAGATAGCCCTTGCTCTAGTCTTGCTTTAATTTCCGGGGTGCAGTATCTGACATTTCCCAGTTTATAATTTTTTGATAACCATTTCAAATGAGTGGAGGTATTTGCTCTTGTTAACATGGTGTTTTCTTTGTGGTCAGAAACTGTAAGTGCGAATCTGAAAATACAGGAGGGGTCTACCTTATTATCTATAAATATAAGTCCTATTTTAATATCAGACCATACGCCATAAGATTTACCGTTATATTCCAAAGTCAATACATACTTAGAAAAATCAGTTCTTTCAGCTATCATGCTGTAATCATCATAGGAGTAAATACCCCCGTTTGCATAGTCTCCATAATCTGTACCTTGTATCATTCTAATAAATTTAGAACTAGCTTTTTTCTCTTTCAGTTCTGTGCTTGCTTCTGCATACTGAAAAAGCACATTTTCAGAAGTCCAGATTTTCCCTTTTTCAATTTTGGGAATTTTAAAAGCTGGGTGTAAGTGATACGGATTTTGAAATTTAATAGTATTCGCCAACATAAAAAGAATAACTCTATCTTCTTCCCTGTCTACTGTGTGATATAATCGGAGTAATGCGTCTGGCTCTTTCCAACCCGTGAAATATCTGTCTCCCTTTGATTCTTCCACTATATATTCGTCAAATATCATATATTTAACGTTTGGAAAAGACAGCTTTTTTGTATTCACATTGTCAGACAAAGCAAGACAGTAACCAAGTAGCCTTTTATTATCATCCTCTTCAATTAACATATTTTCATTTGTAAATTCAAATGAAAAATTATTAAACTCATTTCTAATCACCTTTTTATAAGCATCTGCAAATACTCCCTTGTCTCGTTCTGTTTTTGTTCTTACAATATAAATAAATTCACAGCCTTTTTCTATACATTTATCTGTTATAAATTTCTGTGTGCTATATGTCTTTCCTATAGAACGCTCAGAATTTATTAAATTAAAATTTCTTTGATAGGGTAATATATCATAAATATTCCAATGAATACCGTCATAGCAATTCATATTTTTCCTCCTTAAAATAAGAAATCCAGCTATTCACACTGTAGGCGTTACCCCCTCCATGGTTGGCAGTTTTCACGCTGTAACACCCAACCCATGCCAATGTGAATAGTTCTGGATTCCTTGTAAATTAATATATCACTTTTTTATTGTGAAGTCAATATCTTTCAGCACAATTCCTCCAGCAACGTGAGCTGGCTGTAACTTTCCAGCGAATGAACTACCAGCAGTAAAGTTTTCCCAAGTAACCCCAGCATAGCAACCTTTAGGCATACCAGCACAAGTTATATTAAGTTCGCCTTTAATATCTTCTATATAAGTTTTCTGTCTTATAAATTTAGCTCTTGAAAATTCACTTTCCAATTTCCATGCACCCAGCTTTACTGGGTCAACCTCTAACCCCTCTGGAATTTCTGTGCCAATCAAATGCAAGCTATCAGTATCAGCGTAAGCGAATCTGTAAAAAACTTTCTGTGCAGATGAGATAGTCTTGTATCTTGCGTTAGCGGTTACAAATACCCCTATTGGTATGTACAATGCTGTTCGCATTTCTTTTTCTCCTAGCCTATATTTTACAATTCCATCTTCTAAGTATGGTATCTTACTTTGAACGTTTGGATTTAATGCAAATTTACCATAAAGGGCATTGAGCATTAACTTTGCAAGTTGCCGCATTCCTTTATTACCATTTAACGTACTTTCAATCTTTACTTTTATCCATTTATCAATATATTCAGTGAATAAGCCAACCGTACTTTTAAATTTCCAACCAGAATGATAAGTAATATTATATACATGATAATGCTCAAAAAAGAGCTTAAGGTCTACACTTGTAAGACATAAAGTTACTTCTTCACCATTTGAGCTTGCCAAGTATTGAGTAGGTACAAATGCAAGGCTATTTTTAATTTGCAGAGTAGGTATATATCCCTCTTTCAATTCAAATTCACAAGTAAACATCTGAACATATAAATTATATAAATTGTCCTGTTCATACTTACCATTGAAAAAGATTCCCTCACCGTATGGCAGAGGGCAGTCATGCATGACCCAAGGATACAGACTATTCACATCAAGTACAATTCCTTTTCCAACTTCTTTATTTTGAAAAGCAGGATTTACATATGTAAATCCCCCTCTATAAGCCTGTCTAACATCATAGTCATAAGCTGGGGGTGGAAAAAGTTTTTTAAATCTTTTTGCACCCGTCATTTTTTTATAATCATGTAAGGCATTACTACCCTGTGTAATCTGGTTTAATCCTTCATCAAATAAGACTTTTAACGCTCTTGCCATGATTTCAACATCATTAGAAATATAATCTTTTTCTAATTGTGTTAAAATATAACCTTTTTCCCTCTTTTCTTTATAATCAATTTCCAATTTTGAAATCGGTAATCCAAAAGTATCAGCAACTTGTTCAACTGAAAATGGTATGATTTTCAAACTGTCATAAATTGTAATATATCTTTCTTTACCAAAACATAATTTAATTGAATAAAACATACCCTTGTCACTTATAAGGGTAGAAAACTCTTTTTTTCTGTAAAACTTTCTTTCTGTAGTGTGTGTCCATCCATTTTTTAAAAGATAACTAAGAATGAATTCGCCATCAAATTTTAGATTATGAAAATACAATATGTTATCTGGGTTTAATTCGCACCAACCTAAAAAATCCTCTATGCAATTTCCATATATTTTTTCTTTCCAATTGTCAATATTACATAGGCAATACGCCCAGACCCTGCAATCTTCTGTATCTGTCGTAGTTTCAAAATCAGCAGTAAATTTCATAAATTATTAAGTCTTTCTTGAATACTTGTAAATTTTTGAAAATACTCTAAAGGGTCATAAATGAAATCAAGCTCCATAACAGGGTTATTGTAATAAAAATCGACTAATTCATCCGCTGGCGTATCTTTTAATTTCTGTAATGCAGAATCGAATCCAATAATAAAGCCACTTCCAAACACATTTATAAACGCTTTTATATAATTCTGCTTATACAATTCTTTTTTTTCATCAAAATAGTTGGATTTTATTTGCTTTTCGACATTCTTTTTAAAACGTTCCCAACTGGACGGCTCAATTGCATTTATATCATACTTTTTTGGATTTAATCCAGCATTTTCAATTGTACCCATTGTGCCCTTTTCTGTCGATACATTCGCTTTTTCTCTTTCTGCTTTTCTTTTTCGATTTAAAAGGGCAACCTTATAGCCTACCTCTTTCTTTTCCCATGCTGTCGTGGTTATTCCAGATTTTGAAATAACTGCTTTTTCTGCACCTTTTTTACTAAATCTTTTCAAACTTTTTAGTTCCCTGTTAAAATCCTGTCGTGTCTCAATATTATTTTTTAAATCTTTTACGCTTATTTTTTCTGGTAAAAACTCCTTAAGTTCTGGATGTTTCTTTTCTAATCTCGTTATTTTTGCATTAAAATTTTTTACCGTTCTTGCAAGGGTTTTTCTGTCCTGCAATCTCCATTTAATACGATACCGTTTTGCCATTCAAAAGAAACCCCCTTTGCTGTCACCTTAAAACCTCTATTTTCTATCTTTTTATAAAGTGTTAAATCTGAAATTAACTTCTGTTCAATTGGTAAATTGAAACGCTGTGAAAGTGATTTATTTATCTTTTTCCTGAAACTTTCAAACTCTTCCCTAAATTTAACCATATGCAATAAAGATGAAAAGACAAAAGTTAATCCAGTATCTTCCATTTCAAATTTATAAAAGGATTCGTCAAGGTTGTAAAAAATACCGTTTCTTGTTATTGCCATATCTGTAACCTCCTTTAAATTGCTAAAGGGGTAGGCATAACCCCTTTAGCTTTGTTTAAATTTATTTAACCATGTTTAAGGTTAAAAGTTTTCTTTCACCCTTTGAAATCTGCTTTACTTCCAGCTTTACAGGTTTTTTCCATGTATGCGGCTGTCCTTTTACAGTAAAGATTTTTTTCAACGCTGAGAAAACACCAAGACTTACAGCCTGATAGCCTACACCCTTATCATCAATTAAGACAATTCTAGGGCATAAGTCACTTGCACCAGTCTCTTTATTAACACAGGTAACAACCTCACAGTAAACATGTTTAACGTTAATCACTTTATTAATGCAATCCCCGATTCTGTGTTCTGGATTGTTCATAGCATTATAAAGAATAATTTCTTCATCCTCATTTACTGGAACTAAACTGCAATACTGTGTGTGGCGTTCTGCTGTTAAATCCATGATAAACCGCTCATCTTCTGCAACTGCTAAACCTGTGTTTACTGGTGCTACTCCTGTAACTTCCTCATTGTTAATAACTTCTCCTGTGAATGGATTTTCTGATTTACTCATTTTCTTTTCCTCCTATTATTTAATAATTTTTGCGTTGGCTACAAACGTATCTAAATCAATTGAATATACATTTTCTTCTTCTTTTACAGAAGTTACAATGTACTGTGCGTCTCTGCCGTATTCTTTTCTAACCAGTTTCAAAGCCTTTTCATTGTCAACCTTTTCACCCGTTACAATAACAGTGTCTACTTCCTGTGTTACTACTTCTCCATTAACTACACTTACTTTCTTTGCCGTGATAGTTGTTGTTGAAATTGTTCTTGTAATGCTTTTCATGTTCTTATCCTCCTTATTCTTTCTTAATTCTTGTAGAAAAGCCTTTTCTTTAAGACACTTATAGAATAACATACTTTTAGATAAAATGCAAGACTTTTTTATAAAAAACTTAAAAATATTTACAACTGTTTTCTTGTGTGCTATGGTAAAGAAAAGGAGGACGGATGAATGAAAACAAATGTTTGCATTTTAGCAGGTGGAACAATAACCTTAATAAGCAGGCTCTGGGGTGGATTTGATAAGCCTTTTATATGTCTGTTTTCACTTATGACAATTGACTTTATTAGTGGAATTATTAAGGGGGCAATGGGAAAAAGCAAAAAAACAAAAGGTGGCAGGCTTTCAAGTAGTGCTTTATTTAAAGGACTATGCAAGAAAATGCTCATGTTACTTTTTGTAAGTTTTGGTTACTTTATTGAATATTGCTTTGAACTGACAGGCATTAGAGATATGATAATCATATCATTGTCAGTGGGTGAGGCTCTTTCATTCTTAGAAACGCTTGGAGAATGTGGAGTGAAATATCCAGAAAAAATTAAATTGATGATAGAATCATTAAATAAGGAGGTTTAAAAATGAAAATCTTATTAATTGCAGGACATGGACAGGGAGATTCTGGAGCTGTAAGTAAATATGGTCATGAGGACAATTTTACCAGACTTGTAGCAAGTGGCGTAAAAGATAATCTTGCCGGATTAGCAGATGTTGACCTTTACCCATTTGAAAAGAATTGTTATAAGCAGGTTAAAAATGGTTCTTCTCCAGATTGGTCAGCTTATGACTACGTCTTAGAAATTCACTTAAACAGCTCAAACGGTAAAGGAACAGGTAGCGAGATTTATATTTCACCTTTAGAGGGAGCAGACATTGCAGAAAAAGCAATCTTAAATTCCCTTTGCTCACTTGGATTTAAAAACAGGGGTGTAAAAAAGGATAAGCCGAACCTTTTAAATATGAAGAAATGCAAAGCAAGCGGAACATCTTATGCACTGTTAGAGGTCTGCTTTATTGATAATGAAAGCGACATGCGTTTATTAAATGAAAATAAAGAAAAAATTTGCCAGTTAATCGCAAAGGGAATTTGTGACGGATTTGGAATTGCTTACAATCCAGCTAATACCCAGCAATCTAGCGGATTTTTCAAAGTACAGGTCGGAGCGTTCATGCTTTATAAGTATGCGGAAAAATTAAGAGATGAACTTTTAAGCAAAGGTTACCCTTGTTTTATCACAACAGTCGACAATTTATATAAGGTACAGGTTGGAGCGTTTAGCGTAGAATCTAACGCATATACTATGGCTGAAGATTTGAAAAAGCATGGTTATGATTGTTTTGTAAAACGACCAGACGGTAAATAAATCATGTGGCATTATGTTATCACAAACCAGCTAGGACAATTGACCATGGCGGAAATGCAGGATAATGCAAAAGAGATTTACAGTATTTTAAAGGATGAATGGACACTTGAAGCCATATGTGGAATGCTTGGCAACGCCCAGCAGGAGAGTGGATTAAATCCAGCACAAACACAACAGAACTATCCTATTGGGGGGGATTCTGGAGGGTACGGTCTTTACCAGTGGGACCCACCACACAACTATAAAGACTGGGCGAACGCCAAAGGTTATGATGTTACAGACGGCTACTGGCAAGTTATTGCAATGAATACGCCAATTCCAGAGGGTCAGTACATTCACACGGATGAACACCCCCAGTCATTTGATGAATTTAAAAAAGTTACAGATGTTGAGCTTGCTGTAAATATATTTTTGAAAAACTGGGAGCGTGCAGGGGATGCTTATTTAGATAAGCGTATCAAATACGCAAAAGAGTGGTATGACTATCTGGGCGGTTCACTTCCACCCAAGCCAACGAAAAAAAGAAAAATGCCCTTATACTTTTACAGAGGGTTATTATATTAAATAAAGGAGGTTTTATAATGGCACTATTAACGAAAAAAGGTTCAGACGCTTTACTAAAAAGAATCTTTGAAAGTGGGGGATTAACCCCAGACATGGAAAAAGTTATCCAGAGGTTGAAAGATGATTTTGACGAACGTGAGGGAATCTTGAAAAAGTATGGTGAAGATTATGACGGTGAATTAGAAGAATATGACTTTAAAGAAAAAGCTGGTGTAGATTCTTCCTCTGTGGACGAGTACAAAGCTAAATATGAGGACATGAAAAAAAGATATGTTGACCGTTTTTTCAATGGAAATGCAGGAGAAGCAGAAAAAGCAATTGAACAGCAGAAAAAGGACGTTCGGCAGGATGAAAAAAACTTGCAGGATGAAAAAGAAAATGATATAACCATTGATAAATTATTAGAAAAAAAGGAGGATAAGTAAATGCCAACATTACCAAAAAATACACCTAGCGTAAAAGAAATGGGTAGTGTTAACATCTTGAACGCTATCAATAATGATTTAGGCGGTGACTACGCCAGCAGAGTTCCGCTTGCAATTAGTGGAGATATTAAATCATTAAATGCAATCGGTGACGTGCTTATGAATTTTGAACCGCTTAGAAATTCATTTTTAAACGCACTTGTAAACCGTATCGGGCGTGTTGTTATCACGTCAAAAATGTACGAAAATCCATGGGCGAACTTTAAAAAAGGTATTCTGGAATACGGTGAAACTATTGAAGAGATTTTTGTTCAGCTTGCAAAGCCGTATCAGTTTAATCCAGAAGATGCAGAGAATACACTTTTCAAGCGTTATATTCCAGACGTAAAAAGTGCATTCCATACAATGAACTATCAGAAGTTCTATCCTACAACCGTAAGCAATGACCAGTTAAGACAGGCTTTTCTTTCATTCGAGGGAATCACGGATTTAATCAGTAGAATCATTGAGCAGGTTTACACTGCGGCAAATTATGATGAATTCCTTGTAATGAAATACATGATTGCAAGACAGGCGTTAAATGGAAACATTCACAGTGTGAACATTCCAGCAGTAAACAAGGAAAATGCTAGTGAAGTAACAACGGCAATGGTAGAAAAGGCTAAAGATTTAGCATTTTTCTCTGGCAAGTACAACTATGCAGGTGTTAAAACTGTAACAAATCCGACAGAGTTGTATACCATTTTAACAAATAAAATTAGTTCAATTTTTGACGTGCAGGTGCTGGCATTAGCTTTTCATATGGAAAAAGCTGAATTACTTGGTCGACAGGTTGGCGTTGACAGCTTTGGAGAGCTTGACAATGAACGTCTTACAGAACTTTTCAAAGATGACCCATACACAACATTCACACCATTCAATGAACAGGAACTTGCAGAACTTTCTACAATCATGGGATTAATGGTTGATGTGAAATGGTTCATGGTCTATGATAACTTTATCGACATGACAGAAGTTTATAATGGTAAAGGTCTTTACTGGACATACTTCTACCATGTTTGGAAAACTTTTTCAATCTCACCTTTTGCAAACGCTGTCTTATTCACAACAGAACAGCCAGCAGTCACAAGCGTTGCTGTGTCACCAGATACAGCTACAGCTGGTAAAGGAACACAGTTACAGCTTACAGCTACCGTTATTACAACTGGATTTGCAGATAAAGGCGTCCACTGGGAAATTTCTGGAAGTGAAACAGATTCAACCGTAAGCCAGAACGGACTTGTTATTATTGGTACAGATGAAACAGAATCATCCATAACCGTAACCGCTACAAGTTTATTTGATGAAAGTAAAAAGGCAACCTGTACAATTACAATTGCTTAAATATTAAGGAGGTTTGAACACATGAATATTAATCCTATGACACCTATTACAGCAGTAAAAGTATTACAGGCTGTACCCTTGGACAACAGTTATAAGGACACTTTAACGTTTGAAAATGTAAGTGGTCAAACCTCCTTTTTTACTGGAAAAGCAAAAACAACTTATACAAACTTGTCACCGATTAATCTTTATAATGCTATCCGTTTACCTGTGTGTGCTGATGACATTTACGATTGTAATTATATCATGTTCCAAAATGCAAATTTCAAAACGAAATGGTTTTACGCTTTTATTACAAAAATAAACTATGTAAATACTAATATGTGTCAAGTGGAATTTGAAATTGATGTAATGCAGACATGGTATTTTGATTATACAATCAATTCTTGTTGGGTGGAAAGAGAACATACCAATGATGATAGAGTGGGAGCGAATTTACAGCCAGAACCTGTGCAACTTACAGAGTATATTAATGAAAAAGGCTTAAAAACACCATGCTTTGACAAATATACTGCTGTTATTTTAACAGCAGATAACCCAAATCCAGACAACGCCACCCCTTATAAAAGGGGTACTGTTGGAGGTTTATTTAGTGGCTTATATTATGTATATGGAGGTAATATTGATGATGAAGAAACAACTAATACGTTACTAGGATTAATTGACTCATACACTGATTTGAATAAGCAAGATAGTATAGTTTCAACATTTATAACTCCATCATACTTTTTAACACAAAATAATACGCCTGTAACTTATCAAATGTGGATTGATGGTAAACCAGAAAAAATTGGTGATTACACTCCTCTTAATAAAAAATTATTAACATATCCCTATAATTATATTTGTGTAAGCAATCAAGAGGGTCAGAACTGTGATTTTAGATATGAATATTTCAATTCATCAAATGATAAAGGTCAAGTGTTATTTTTAATATCTGGTGATATGTCCCCAAATCCAGAGATATTGTGTTACCCAGTTGATTATGAATTTCAATTTAACAATATTGATAAGTCTCTATCAATTAGTGGATTTCCACAATTCGCATATGCGATAGATACATTTAGAGCATGGATTGCGCAATCAGCAGGAAGTAATATACTGGGATTATTAGGAAGTGGGGCAATGTCTGTTGCTTCTGAAAATCCACTTCCATTTATTACTGAAACAGCAAATCTTGAAATGACATACTTGAATAAATTATATGCCGGAGATACTGGTAAAGGTACTCAAGGAAGTAGTGCCTTAGTGGCAATGCGTTTAAAAAACTTTATTTTTTATAACCGCCATATAAGGGATGATATTGCAAGGTCAATTGACAATTACTTTTCAATTTATGGCTATACAACCAATATGGCAAAAGTTCCTAACATTACTGGACGTAAATCGTGGAATTATGTAAAAACAAAAGATAGTAAAATTACAGGCTCTATACCTTTTGAGGATATAGAAAAAATACGTTCTATATTTGACAATGGTGTAACCTTTTGGCATGGTGATTATGTCGGTCATTATGAACGTGACAATTCAATTATAGGAGGTTAAAATGGGGGCAAGGAAAAAGAGACTAGAAGCTACTCACATGAACGTAGCAACTTATGACGATATTTTTTCACAGCTCAAGGAAATAGCGTTAAACGTGTACCGCTGGGAAAATGTACCAGATTCAATAGACATACGATTTTTAGAATTATGTTTATTCAACAGGGGTTATGCTGTATATTTTAATGATGAAATATTAGGCAATCTTGCCTTGAATTGTACAATTGGAGGTGCATTAAATGTTTACAACATACCAATAAACAGAACTGCATACGCCAGCAATGGTTATAAAAGATTTTTAACCGTAAACGACAGCGTTATTATTTACAATAATTATATGCATAGAGCAACATATCCTACAATTGATATGTATGCAAAAAGACTAACACAGATTAAAAGGGCAATTGATGTTAATATCACACAGCAGAAAGTACCAAAAATCATACAGTGTATCAGGCAACAGCAATTAACGTTTCAAAATATGTATGAACAGGTCGATAATAACGAACCTGTTATAATTCTGGATGAAAGTACAGATTTGAAAGCTATTTGCGTTCTTGATAACACCGCCCCATATGTTGCGGATAAATTAAACCTTTTATATAAGGATTTATGGAACCAAGCGTTGACCTTTTTAGGAGTTGAAAACTCAAACGCAGACAAAAAAGAGCGGTTAGTATCGGATGAAGTGGGGAGCAACTACGGGAATGTTGAGGTTCAAAGAAATGTTATGTTAAATGCAAGAAAGCAGGCAGTAAAAGAAATTAATGAAATGTTTGGAACTGAAATAAAAGTGAGTTTTAACAGTGATTTAATTACAATGTTAAATTCACCAGCATTAATAGAGGGAGGGTCAGACATTGAGTGAATACACGATAGAAGTTAGAGAAGTAGTTAATATGTTTTCAAATTCAAAAGACGATTTGACCACGAAAATTAAAACCGCTTTACCCAGCATTTTCAATTTTGATTTTCCAATCTGGGTAGAAAGTTACCGCACCATTTTAGAAGAAAAAATTGTTAGACATTTTTTCACTAGAGAAATAGGCTTAGAGACTATCGAATTATGGCAATTTTACCTTGCAGAAAAATTGAATTTAATCATGCCGTATTATAATAAACTTTATGAAACCACAGTAAAAGACTACGATTATATGAATACAGTTGATTATACTGATAGTTTTATGGCAAATAAAAATGAAAATAACAAAGCAGAAGTATCAAGCAGTGGCAGTGGAAAAACTACAGGAGCAGAAAATGGAAGAACTACCTCAAACGGTTCAACCAATGAAAGTAGTACATCAAAACTTTATCACTCTGACTTTCCACAAGGAAACGTTAACAATGCAACTGATTATGTGACAAGCGGAGATAGCACAACTGCAACAGCAAATGGAAGTTCTGAAAATGAAAGCACAAGTACAAATTCAAATTCTAGCACTTCTGAAAATGAAAATAAAAGCAACAGCGAAAATACAATGCTTTATGCAGAAGATTCGAAAAGAAAAATAAAAGGAAATAACGGTACGCCATTTACAGACTTATTAATAAAGTACCGTGAAAGCCTTATTAACATAGATATGTTAATCATAAATGAATTGAATGATTTATTTATAGGAATTTATTAAAAAGGAGGTAGAAAAATGGGAATGTGCTTTTTCCCCCCATGGGGTACATCAAGTTATGTTTACAGTGACAGCTTGACAGTTCTAGAAAAAATTTGCTGGTTAAAAAACAGACTGGACGAACTGGAAAAGTATATTGCTGATGGAAAAAATGGTCTATTAAAACCAGCTTTTCAATATACAGATGAAAAGGTTGTCGGACTTGACCATAAACTTTCCACAAGCATTTTAGCTAACACTAATTCAATAAATTCAGTTAGTGAACAGTTAAACACTGCAATTGTGAATTTAAATTCACAGTTAAACAATATTTACAATTCTATGCAGGAATTAGAAAATCGTACAAATGCTAAATTGCTTGCACAATATCAGCAGATACTTACAGAAGTTGAAGAATTGCTAAAAGATTATTCGATTATTGTTATTAATCCTGTAACTGGTAAAAATTCTACAATTCAACAGGCTTTAAATGATATTTATAATGCTGTAAGCGTAAACGCTTTAACCGCTATTGAATATGAAGGCTTAGCAATCACAGCGGAAGAATATGATAAAAGAAAAATCACAGCTATTGACTATGAAAGAAAAGGAAGATTCTTATTCATTAAAGAACTTTACTTTTCTATGATTAGTCCATTTACAGGATTAAAAGAAACATGCTGTAATGTGTTAAAAGAGGTTATTTCATATTTGAAAAAAGACGTTGCAATCACAGCAGGAGAATATGAGGCGTTAAATTTAACAGCTAATAATTATGATTCAAAAAACATTACCGCTTTCAATTATGATTGGAATGGTAAAAATATATTATCTTAAAAGGAGGAAAATTTTTATGAGTGCTACACAAAAAACAACACATTATGAATTGCCAATTTACGCTAGTGGAGATGAAACTGGCTGGCTTAGTGGTTTCAACCCAGCAATGCAAAAAATTGATACCACATTATTTAACATTAATCAGACAGCGGAGGACGCAAACGGTACAGCGGCAGGGGCAGAAACTAACGCACAGCAGGCTATTGCTTCTGCACAGGCGACAGCCAATTTATTAGCGCAGATAAACAATACTGTCACTGGATTGGTTAATAAATTAACTTTTCACCGTGTTAGCTTTGACAGACCAGACCTCGGGGCAATTATACTTGGCGAATCAAACGCCGACAATTCAATCACTGTCATATCTGTAAACTTGACTTCTACAGAGGGTATAGCTTCATCCTATACCGTAAATGGTGCACATTTTTATGAATTTGGAAGTTGTTCGGAAAAATTATGCAACAATGTTTTAAGTGGTTCAGTTGCAAATGGTTTTACTGGGACTATGAAACAAATTGGTTATCTCCCGTGTAAGGTCGGTGACACAAATGAAGTAAACGGCTTCAAATGCTTTTATGACAATATTGCTAAGAAAACTCGTTTTGGTTTTGTTGCGTCAAGGCTTGTAAAAGTAAATGATTCTGGTTCAAGCTGTGCTAATATGACATTTACAAACACACAGGCAGTCTAGCCCCAACTGACACCACCCCAGCACATATGTATTCAATCTGACAGCTATTTAATGCTGTTGGATTGACGTATATATTTTGTGGTCAAACTGACAGAAATATTTTTGTTCAAAACTGACAGAAATATTTTGTGTCAGTTTGACAAGGGGAAAAATGGTGTCAGTTTACTTCTCACTATCCC